TATTTAGAATACAAAATCCATAAAAGGTATATTTATATAAAGAATAAAACCGAATAAAAATGGATAGTAAAAAATTAGCAAAGTTAATTCAAATAATTGTAGAAGCGGAAGTTGCTAAAAAACAAGAACATTTTCTAACTAAAATTTTTCCAAAAATTTTGGAAGAAGAAGTTAATGCCAAAATGGTAAAACTTTTAAAAGAAACAAAAAGTAAAACTCCGATTCAAACTACAACTAAAATAAAAGAATTAGATCCTTTTGCTCTTGCAGAATCTGTCTTACAAAAAGAAAGACAACAAACACAAAATAAACCAACAAAAGAGTTTACAAAAAATCCAGTATTGAATGAAATACTAAATCAAACACAACCATTTAGTTCTGCTCAAAGAAGTGGTCTTGGTGGTGGTACTTCAATTTTAGATACATACCAACAACCGATTCAAGAAGCAGCATCTTATGTTCCTTCGTATATGGATGCAGAACCTGATATTGATGAAACATTTACATTTAATAATCCAGTAACTGCACAAGTAGGCTTGGGTGCTATGAGAAATCAAATGGCAGAGAAGATGGGTTATGGTGATTTCGGAGGAGGTGCTCAACGAGGTGGTTTAGGTGTTAAAACTGGAAACGAAGCATTAGATAAAGCATTAAACCGAGATTACTCTCAATTAGTTAAGAGGTTCAATAAGTAATAATGGCATATGTTTTAAATAAAAAGATTGTAAAAGATACTGAAGCATTTAATGATTTTGCTTACGGTATCACTCTACCTGTCCAACGAGGTAATACTGGATATTTTAATCAAGCATTTTCTGTCTTTGAACAAGCAAAAGCTAATTTAAAAAATCTTTTACTTACCAAAAAAGGTGAACGAGTTATGCAACCCAACTTTGGTACTGGATTACAATCTTTACTTTTTGAACAAATGACAGATGATTTTGAAACTAGATTAGAAGAGACAATAACAACTAATGTAAATTATTGGTTGCCTTATATTACTATCAAACAAATCGATATCGAAATGACAGATGAGATGAAAGATAGAAATATAGCAAATATGAATATTCAATTTACAGTTGGTAATCAAATAAATACAGAAGAAATAACATTTACGATACGAGGTTAATTAAATGGCACTAAATAGTACAACAAGAAGAAGTAATCAGGGTAGAGATATAAAATATCTTAATAAAGATTTTGCATCATTTAGACGTAATCTAATTGAATACGCAAAAACATATTTCCCAAAAACTTATTCCGATTTCAATGAGGCATCACCTGGTATGTTATTCATTGAAATGGCATCGTATATAGGTGATGTTCTTTCTTATTATGTTGATGATTCATTAAAAGAATCAATGATGTTATATGCGGAGGATAAAAATAATGTTATAGCTCTTGCAAATTATTTAGGATATAAACCCAAAGTAACATCTCCTGCAATTACAAAATTATCGGTATACCAATTAGTACCGGCAACACGAACTGGAAGTGATATTAAACCTGATGAAACTTATTTTTTAAGAATTAAAGAAGGTATGTTGGTATCCGGTCCAAGTTCTATTATATTTAGAACAACTGAAATGTTAGATTTTAGTGTTGAAGATGAAAGAGAAATAAGTGTGTATAGAACTGATTCTTTATCAGGAGAACCTAATTTATATTTGATTAAAAAATATGTTAATGCGATTTCAGCAACTTTAAAATCTCAAAGTATAAGTTTTGGTTCTGCTCAACAATTTTCTAAAATAGAAATAGCAGATACAAATGTTATTGATATTTACGATGTTCGTGATTCAAATGGAAATAAATGGTATGAGGTTCCATATCTTGCACAAGAGATGGTTTATATAGATTATCCAAACTCCGAACAAACCGATAAAGATTTAGTTCAATTCAAAGATTCGGTTCCAAATGTATTAAAATTAATCAAAACTTCTCGTAGATTTGTAAAACAAATAAACGAAAATAATACAACTACACTTGTATTTGGTGGGGGTATGAGTACGAGTGATGAAACACTAATACCAAATTTTAAAAATGTGGGATTAGGATTAAATTCATCAATTAGTAAATTAGGTTCATCATTTGACCCAGCAAATTTCTTAAAAACTAACACATACGGTCAATCACCTTCTAATACAACACTTGCCGTTTCATATTTAATTGGTGGTGGTATTAGTTCAAATGTACCCAAAGGAGATTTGACAAAAATTGATAGGATTGAATTTGATGATGATACAACAACTTTTACACCTGATGAATTACGATTATATAATTCAATGAAAGCATCAGTTGCAGTAGATAATGAAATTCCTGCAACCGGAGGTAGAGGTGCAGAAACTATTGAAGAAATTAGAGAAAATTCACTTGCAAATTTTGGTGCTCAAAATAGAGCAGTAACTCGTAAAGATTATCAAGTAAGAGCATTATCATTACCAGCAAAATATGGTGGAATTGCAAAAGCATATTGTGCACCTGATGGCGAGTTGGATAATAATTCACCATCTTCTATTCTAGCGAATCCTGATGTGTTGAGTGAATTTACTGGTTTAATTACCGATTTAAAAAATAGAGAATTAACTGAAGACCAAATCAAAGAAGAAGTTCAAAGATTTTTAATTGGTAAGAAAAATAATATACAAGAAAAAAATAATCCATTCGCAATTAATTTATATGTGTTAGGATATAACTTAAACAAAAATTTATCACCTCTTAATAGAGCGGTTAAAGAAAATCTTAAAACATACATGAATGAATATAGATTATTAACCGATGGTGTAAATTTATTGGATGGGTTTGTGATTAATATTGGTGTTGATTTTGAAATTAGAGTTTATGGTGGTTATAACAAAAGAGAAGTTCTAACTCGTTGTATTACCGAACTCCAACAATACTTTAATATAGACAATTGGACATTTAATATGCCAATTAATATTTCTGAAGTTGAATTATTAATTGCAGGAGTAGAGGGAGTTCAGTCCGTTCCAAAATGTGAAATCGTAAATAAATGTTTAGGTAGTTACTCTAAAAATTCATATAACATTCGAGCAGCAACAAAGGGTAAAATGGTATATCCATCATTAGATCCATCAGTATTTGAAGTTAAGTTTCCAAATAAAGATATTAAGGGGAGGGCTATTTAATGTATCATTTTTTAACGGCATCAAAAGATGCATCAATATATTTACAACAACCAACCCAGAATACTGGATTAGATGAAATATTAGAAGTTTCTAAAACTTATTATGGAAATCTTAAAGATGTTGCTCGTTCTTTTATTCAATTTAATTTGAATTCACTTTCATCATCAATAGTAAACGGACAAATAACTATGAGTTCAGCCGAACTCATTTTACATGAGGCAGAGGCATCTGAAATTCCTTTATCATATACAATATATCTCCATCCAGTTTCTCAATCTTGGGAAATGGGTATAGGTACACGATTTGATGAAATTTCAGGAGATGGTATAACGTGGAATCATAAATCAACTAACACCAATTGGTTATTAGCAGAATCCCTTTCATTGGATTCTACTGGTTCTTACAATGGTAGAGGGGGTACTTGGTATACAAGTTCTCAATCCACCCAATCATTTGAATACCAAACAGCCGATTTATCAATTGATGTAAAAAATACAATTCAATTATGGTTAAGTGGTTCACTTCCAAATAATGGATTTATTATTAAATACGATTCTGAGTTTGAAAATGACCAAAATGATTACGGTCAATTAAAATTCTTCTCAAAAGAAACAAATACAATATATCAACCAAAAATAAGAATTGGTTGGGATGATTCTAGTTTTACAACTGGTTCACTTACCGAACTTACATCTGATGATATTCATGTGACATTTAAACGATTAAAAAGTAGATATAAACAAGATAGTAAACCTGAAATTAGAGTGTTCGGTAGAGAAAAATATCCATTAAGAACTTATACTGATTATTACACATATAATGATTTAAAATATTTACCATCAACAACATATTACCAAATTAGAGATATTGTTACTGATGATATAATTGTACCATTTGGTGATTATTCAAAAGTTAGTTGTGATTCTAATGGTAACTTTTTTAAGTTAAATTTACAAAACTGGGAAACTAATAGAGAATATTATATTGAAGTAAAGATAGATAGAGATGGTGTAATAGAATACTTCTCAGATAGAGATTTAACATTCTTAGTAGAAAAATAATGGCATTAAGTAACGAATTCATATTATCAGAACTTATAAAAAGTGGTTCAGCAGCATTAAAACAAGAGGTAACTCCTGAAGGTATTATCTTATCAGATACTGCAGTAGATACTGATGGTTCTACATTTGGTTATGTTGAAAGACCAGTTTACAATAATGAACAACTTGTAAAAGCAGTTGATACAATTGTAGATGAATTAATAGGTCCTCCACAAATAGAAGCACCAGCTGTTGTATTAAAAACAATTTATGATGATTTACGAAGATTGTATAATCAGGCTTTAAATGACATACAAGATTTACAAGAACAATTAGATCAATTACTCGTAGAAAACGAAACACTTAAAACTGATATAGAACAATTACAAATTCAAGTAGATTTAGAAAAACTATTAAGGGCATCTGCAGATAACGAAAGAGATGCAACAAATCAAGTATTACAATCAGTAACATTAGATTTACAATCTGCACTTTCTAAAGGTGTTAAAGAGGCTATAGAGAGAGTTTCGCGAGAAGCATCTCTACAAGGTTTACTTGCAGAAAAAGAGGCTTTTATAGCATTACAAGAAGAATCAAAAAGTACAATTGATAGAGCAAATAATACTATTGCAACAATACAAGATAATTTAGTTGCTGCACAAAATAATTTTGCAGATGCCGCTAATGCACTCAATGAAAGAAATAGTGAAGGAAGAGGTACTATCATTTGTACTGAAATGTATAATCAAGGATTCATGCCACAATTCATTTATGATATGGATTCGAAATTCGGTGATATTGTACTTCAGAAAAATCCTGAAGTTATGTATGGATATTGGATATGGGCACAACCAATTGTTGATAAATTAAAAACATCTAAATCTTTTTCTAAATTTGTTTACAACTACTTTGTTAAAGATTGGTCAGAATACATGGCGTATGAAATGGGTGTTTTACCAAAACAAAATTATAAGGGAAAATTCTTACACAAATTCGGTGAGAAGTTTTCAATTTTAGTATATAAAGTGTTTGCAAATAAGAACAAACAAGTATCATGGCAATAAGAGGATTCAAGGAGATAATAGATAAAAAGGGGTTTAGAGTAAACGCCAAAGATAGAACCATTTTCGAAAGAGAAATTGGTAAATCATATTTTGGTCTTGGTATATCTGATATGATTGAATTTATTGTTTATGATTCGAATGATAACCAATTACCACAAGGAGATTCAGGACAATTAGTTAGATATATTCCATTAGATATAGAGAATATTAGAAAATATTTTTTAATTACTCAAAACAAATCAAACATGAAAATGAATGG